AAGTTTGGCGCAACCGAATACGCTTGCGACGCTAACTTGGTTCAGCTAACTCTCGATGACGCTCCTGGCGATGTCCAGACCTTCTGTGAGGTTCGCGTCGGTGGCCAATGGTCACTACAACTAGACGGAATCGTATCCGGAGACGCTGCAAGCCTTTACCGCGTTCTTTGGGACAACTTCGGTTCAACCGCTCAGTTCACAATCGCGCCTAACGGAAACGCCAGCCCGTCTTCAAGCCAGCCTCACTACAAGGGAACTGTCACATTTGACCAGATTCCTCCACTAGCTTTGGTTAGCAACGAGACCGCAGTATTTAGCGTGACCTTGACCGTAGTAAACACACCTCACACCCCAGCTTCAGACATCTTCTACGGTGTCGAAGTAGACGCAACCGCTTAGTTATGGCTGATCCTGCTGGCATCAAAGTAGCAGGGCTCAAACAGGCTATAAAGGCTCTCCAGGCTATCGGAGTTCCAACTGCTGAGATAAAGGCAGCTGGCTCCGAGGCCGGAGAGTTGGTTGCAGGTCAGGCCCGAGCTCTAGCCCCGGTTAGAACTGGAGCCCTACGCAACAGCATCAGGGTTTCCAAGTCCTTGAACCGGGTATCGGTGTCTGCAGGTAATAACAAATCGGTTCCCTACGCTAACCCTATTCATTGGGGTTGGTTCAAGCGGAACATAAAGCCACAGCCATTCTTCGTAAAGGCTTTAGGCATTACGCGCGACGAGGTTTACCAGAACTACTACAGAAGTTTAGATAAGCTGATAGCAACAAACTCCACGAAAGGAATACCCACAGAATGAACGCATTTGACTTTGAAAGCCTAACTCTCGAAGAAGTAGAAACCATCGAGAACCTAGTTGGCGAAAGCATTGACAGCGCCTTTGGAAACGGCAAGCCTAAAGGCAAGGCACTAAAGAGCTTTATCTGGGTCGTAATGAAAAGGGATAACCCTAAGTTTACGATCGAGGAAGCAAGCAAGTTCACACTTAGCCAGGCAGTAGCTTTGGTTCAGGGTGATGAAGCAAAAAAAGAATAAGGGAGCAAGCGGCTCGTAGAATGGCCGGCTTTTGCCAGGCATTCAACATTAGTCCGTCAGAGTATAAAGCTTTGACTCTAATCGAGTTTGCAGCCTTCCTAAAAGTTTTGGAAGATGGTAGAGACCAATGAGCTTAGTCCTCAATGTAGAAATCCTTGGTGAGTTCAAGAAGCTAACTTCCGCTACTCAGGGAGCCAACAAACAGCTTCAAGGACTTCAAGGAGTAGCCAAGAAGATTAGCTCAGGCATTGGCCGAGCTTTTGCGACCATCGGTGTTGGTCTATCGTTTGCACTAATAACCCGAGAGCTTAAAGAGGCAGCTCAAGCAGCCGTCGAGGATCAGAAGAGCCAGGGCCTTTTGGCTACCGCTTTGCAAAACACTACTGGGGCTAACAATGCTCAAATTGCATCGGTTGAAAAGTCAATCAAGAAAATGCAACTTCAGGCTTCGGTTGCAGATGACGAGATCAGACCGGCTTTTGCCAAACTAGCTCGAGCAACAGGTGACGTCCAGAAGTCCACCGAGCTAATGTCTCTGGCCCTTGATATAGCAGCTGGAACCGGAAAGAGCCTTGACGCTGTCACTACAGCCTTATCTCGCGCTGTTGGGCCCGAGGGAACTACTGGAGCACTTGAAAGACTTGTCCCTGCAATCAAGGGCGCTAAAGACCCAATGGCTGAGCTTGAAAAGCTATTTGCAGGTAGCGCTGAAAAGGCAGCCAATCTAGATCCTTACCAGAGAATGAACATCATCTTTGGAGAGATGCAAGAGCAAGTGGGCATGGCCCTTCTTCCAGTATTGGAAAAGTTCTCTACCTGGTTGGCTACCCCAGAAGGTCAGGCAAAACTTCAGGAAATTGTTGATGGCATTGTGGCCATCATCGAAGAGGGAATCAAGCTTGTTGCTTGGGTCGATAAGAACAAGAACTGGCTAGTGCCAATGGTTGTTGCAATCGGAGCTGTTACGACAGCCTGGAACATCGCGACCGGCGCTGCTAATGCTTACAAGGCAGCAGCACTATTGGCAGGTGCAGTTGGAGCCGTTGGCGCTGGGGTTGGAGCAGGATTAGCTGGAGTTGGCGCTGGAGCTGCAGTTGGAGGATTTATGGAAGGCGCAGCCAAGGGTCAGCAATCTAGGATCTACGCAGGCACAGGGTTCCAGCAGGGTGGCAAGCTATTCGGAGACGCATTCCAACAGCCTAAGCAAGACATCACAATCAACATCAACAAAGGCAACGTAACTCCCAAGGAAATTGCCGACGCAATCAACAAGGGAACAAAGACTTCTGGAGCTCCTTCAATTACTCCAGCTGCGCTTAGGCGTCTCGGAGCACAATGATCCCGAATTTTAACATTGAAAACAACCTTGTAGTCGAGTTTTTACTTCCCGACGAAGATGGCAGTAGCTTTATCCTGGGCATTAGCCTTTTGGGTGGAGACGATGTTCTCGGTGGCTTTGACGAGTTTACAATCAACCTCTCTCTAATTGGAGGCAATGATGTCCTTGCTCCAAGCTCAGGTCTGAAATGGCAAGATGTTGGATGCGAGACTTCTAAGGTTGGACTAAGCATTGGAGGAGCTATTGCCGATGCAATCTACTTCCAGCCACAACCAGGCACGGCCAACATAACCCTTCAAGGCTTTGACCTAGATCCAACCGTAAACAAGAACGTGAGAGCTAACACAAAGATTCGAGTAAGACTTGATTCTGAAGAACTAGACAGAGTTCTATTTGTTGGCTACATCGACACCATAGACGTGACTTACTTCCCACAGGGACCAAACCTAATTCGCATCAGAGCTTTTGACCTTTACAAATCAATTGTGAACCTCAGAATTGATGAGTGGGATACAACCGGTCTGCCAGGAGGAACCTACGCAACGGTAGATGAAGTATTTGAGCTTCTGTCAATTAAGACGGGAACTACTTTATCCAGCCATTCCCTTCCAGTTGAAGGCAAGATTCCTTCGGTGGATACTACTAACATTTTGGTTCCAGACATTATCAACGATGCAATCTCCGTGGGGCTAGCGGTTGTTTGGATAGACCAAGACACAGAAGAGCTGACTGTCATTCCTCGACCACAAGAGGAAACCGGAACTGCTACCACCTACATAATTGGCAACGACCACTCACTTAGCCCTTATCACCTATGCCTATCGGAGATTGTAGTCAGCTCGGACGCCGATGCTGTTTACAACTCTTTAAAGGTAGCTTTGACTTCTGATCCTGAAACCTTTGTCATCATCAGAGACCAGGACTCTATCGATCTCTACGGAGAATCAGCCATTGACGTGGCAATCAATACAACCGATTCGACCGAACTAAACCGTTGGGCAACTGCCGTTTACGAGCAAGCACCGACAAAGCTAGTTAGTCAAGTCAGCACTCCGGCCAAGGACAGGCTCGGAAACCTAACTGAAGCAGCGGTGTTTACACCGGGAACTCTGGTTGGGGTCAGTTATACTAAGGATCAGCTCAATATTGTGGGATACTACACTATCATCAAGGTAAACCATGACATCGATGTAGACAACTGGTTCACAACTCTCGAACTATGGAAAGCAGCTTAAATGGCATTCAAAGTCTTCTCTAACGGAAGCACACTACCAGCTTCAGATCTAAACGATTACCTAATGAGGCAGTCGGTTATGGTCTTCTCAAACTCAACAGCTCGCGCTTCAGCCATCACTTCCCCTAATGAGGGAATGCTTACCTGGCTAGAAGACGTCAATCGCTTCCAGTATTACTCAGGCACAGCTTGGGTAGATTTAGGCGATGAGCCTTCTGGTTGGTCTGACAAGTCTGCCAACTATTCTGTTGTTGCAGCCGACCTTGGAACAACTATCCGCTCAACTGGCTCAGCTATTACAATCACAATCGACAACGTGCTAACTCAGCAGGGCGATCGTATCGACTTTATCCAAGCAGGAGCCGGTCAAATTACATTCGCAGCCGGTGCAGGCGTAACCCTATCTTCAGCCGATGCCAAGCTAAAGACGGCTAAGCAATTTGCCGGTGCTTCTGTTGTGTTCGGTGGCTCAGGGGTTTACTACTTGATTGGAAACCTAGGCTAAAACTTATGCTTATACCATTAGGAATACTTGCCAGTTCAGCCGGTGCCTTTGCTACGCAATACCTGGTAATCGCAGGTGGCGGTGGAGGTTCTATTGGTGTCGGAGGCTCTTACTACGGCCCTGGTGGTGGAGGTGGAACTGCCAGAACTAATGAAGCCCCTATTGAGCTTTCAACTAACTACACAGTAACTGTTGGAGCCGGTGGAGCTGTCGGAGCTAACGGTGTTGCTTCAGTTTTTTCTACCATTACTTCTAGCGCTGGTCTTTTAGGAGTAGCGCGTCAAGGTGGAAACAACGCTGACTTCAATGGTTTCGACCCTGTAACGGGAGCTTATGCAGGTGGTGGTGCCGGATCTAACGCAACTGCTACTTCTCAAGTTGGAGGAGCCGGAGTTGCTAGCTCAATTTCAGGATCTTCAATTCAGTATGGAGGCGGTGGAGGAGGTGGAGGTCTCGGAGCTGCTGGAGGCGCTGGTGGTGGAGGTAAAGGATGTGCTGACACCCCGACAGTAAACGCAGATCCAGGCACAACAAACAGAGGCGGTGGTGGCGGTGGAGGAACTAACAGCGCTCCTAATGGTCTAGCAGCTGCAGGTGGTTCAGGAATCGTAATTTTAAGTTATCCATCAGCATTGACAATTACAATCGGCGCAGGACTTACCGGCTCGACTGCCACAGTTGGATCTAATAAAGTCACAACCATAACAGCAGGAACCGGCAACGTTAGTTGGGCAGCATAATGGCACATTACGCATTTTTAGATGAAAACAACATTGTCACAGAAGTGATTGTTGGAATTGATGAAACCGAACTTATTGAAGGTTTAGATACCGAAACTTGGTATGGAAGCTTTAGAGGTCAGGTTTGCAAGCGCACTAGCTACAACGGCAAAATTAGAAAAAACTATGCCGGAGTCGGTTTTACCTATGACGAATCACTAGATTCCTTTATTGCTCCACAGCCTTATCCTTCTTGGAAGTTAGACAAAAGAAACTCTCAATGGAAAGCTCCAGTTGCTTATCCAACTGACGGCTTTACTTACTTCTGGAATGAAGAAGAATTGACCTGGGAGCTGGCAAACTTCCCACAAGTTGAGATGTAATGGCTGACGAAACAACAGGCGTGAAGATTACCCAAAACGCAATTTACGCCAAACAACTTGAGCACGGAGAGACTCTTATTAAGATTCTCCAAAAGCTGGATCACTTGGATGATGTGCCAGACAGACTTAGGGAAGTCGAATTGACGCTGGCACGTCTAGCATGGATCGAGAAGATTGCTTACACAGGACTAAGCGCAGCTTTAGTTTCAATAATTGGTCTAATAATCAGCATGATAGGAATGTAATGAGCGAGCCAAATAACTTTACAATAGATGCAGGCGCACGCCTGGTCAAAACTTTTGTCTATGAAAATCCAAATGGAACAGTTGTAAACCTTACTGGATACACAGCCGCGGCTCAGGTCAGAAAATCAACCTTTGGCCCTTTGATAATCTCTGCAACGCCAGCCATCAACTCTTCAACTTATGTGATTACTTTGACCTTTACTCCGGAGCAGACTTTATTGCTTCGAGACTCAAACTATGTTTACGCCATCCAGGTATCTAATGCTTCAACTGGCGATGTAAAGATTGCAGCTCATGGAGTCCTGACAATAAACCAGGCGATTGTAAGATAGTGATCTGGCCTTACAAGAAACCTCTGCCTCCAATTACCTACGACTTTGGGTGGCGAATACATCCAATTTTGGGCTACAAAAAACATCACAACGGCACAGATTACGCCTCTGCAATTGGTCGTAAGTTATTCGCTGTAGCTGATGGCAAGGTGACTTACGCTGGGCCTAGCACTCTAAAGTTCAAGAACGGCGAACCAGCTGGCGGTGGCTACATTGTCAGGATTCAATTCAAAGATGCTGGCAAGTTTTACACAGCTACCTATATGCACCTTCGCAAGGGATCTATCGCTGTCATAAAAGGCCAGAAGATTAGCCAGGGAGACTTGGTTGCAGAATCAGGCAACACCGGAGAATCGACTGGGCCTCACCTTCACTTCGAGATTCAGTCGGGTCGCTTCTATGTCTGGAATGCAAACGGCAAGAACTATCTAGATCCAGTTCCATTTATCAAAGCAAGATTGGACAAATAATGAAACCTCAAACTTGGGCGCATCTACGCAAAGCATTATGGAGCTACCTCCGAGCTGCACTTGCAGCCGTTGGAGCATTGGTTCTAGCTGGCATCGAAGACCCTGGAACAATTACAGCTTCAGCTCTTATTGCTGGAATCCTAGGCCCATTGGTTAGATCACTAGATCCTAACGATGACGCTTTTGGAATCGGAGCTTCAATCACAGAAGCTTACGAAACAGCTAAAGACGACGGGCCTCAGCCATAATGTCACACCCGGTCAATAGGATCG